ATGCTTGCGAGTGCCGTCAACACCTTCGCTATAGTGAAACAACGGACTTGTTGGCCAAGTGTCATAAGCAAGATTGAAGGCTTCTTCGGCGCTCAAATTGTCGTGCAAAATACTATGATGCAAGTTGTCGTAAGTAACTGGAATCTTGCGCGAATTAAAAAAGTATTTAATAAGATTCTTGATGCCCCAAACACCTTTGGCATTGTCATTGTTTTCAAGAACAAGGCGCTGGCGAATGTTGTCGGGAAGGGAATCATAAACGCTCAAAACTTTATCAGCAAGTTTTTGAGGCTCTGCTGTTTCCTGCCTGACGTGTATGTTGAGAGGCGAACGATAATCTTGCGGCAAATCCAACAGGTCAAAAATCTCTGCATGTTGCTGCAAGTCAAGAATGCTGTTGTCAATACATTCTTGATTGCTAGAGGATAGAGTAATATACTCGCTAGGGTGAGCAGATAGTCGAATAGGATGAGAACGAAGAAGCTGCTTGATTGACTCACAAACAGAAACAATGTTTGCGTAATTTGGCAAATCTGCAATGCGAAGACGAACATCTTTGTGCGTCAAAACTGGAGCGAGAGAAGATGAGAGACGATAACCTTGAATATTGTTAAGCTGGCAAAAACGAATAGTATTGAGAGTCATCTTGAAATTATGCAAGATGCGCTCAGAAAGCTCTTGAATAGCAGTGTTACGAGGCAGTTTGGCAAACTGCGTGTAAGTCATGGAGCGAAAGCTCTGCCCGTTATCAGACAATGTTTTGGAGATGCAGCAAAGGGATAGGTTCATGGTTTACTATACCATCTTGTTGCTGCTTGTCAAGAAACAAGCGTTAATAGTTCGGCTCTAGGCGCAATATATTATTGATTTCTTTTTTGATTTTCTTGATCATTCTATGCTTGGCAAGATAAATTGCATCGCAATTTACTTTATATTTGTTCATGACTTCTTCATTACTCAAGTTCTGAAAATGAATATCATTAAAAATCATATAGTCCTTATTTTTGCGCTGCTGTTTAAGATTTTTAAGCGCCTTAATGAACAAATTTTGCCGATATGATTTCTCGATAATGGAGTCAATTTCTTGATTCTCATCTGGCTGCATTTCCAGCAGCAAGTCGTCTCCAGATGTGACTTTTTTGTTCATTCTTTGGTTGCGGCGAATAATGTCAATCATTCTCCACTTGGCAAACGTGGTTACCCAAGAATAAATATTACCCTTTGACGAGTCAAACTTCTTCTCTTTAAAGAAATTCGCCATAGAGATAAAAACCTCTTGAACAACATCATCAACATCTTGCGATGGTAGCTTATATGAGATTGCAAGAGACTTTAAATAATCATAAAATTGAGAAAAAAACGAATCCCAACTTTTTTTATTTTGCCAATCACAAAGATTTTCTTCTTTAAATTCGCTCATTTTGAAGAGGTTAAAGGTCTAAACTTGGAGATTTCGTTTTGAAGATTGGAATATTTCTTGTGCGAATGCCAAATTTCAATAAAGTTTCCGCTCTTGTAAACTCCTTGAGTTGTTGTAATCACTGTATTTGGCGGCAAAAACAATTCGGGAGGCTGTTGTTCTAGCTTTTCAAGCGGAACGGGCTTTTGCTGACTGCACCCGCTAACCAATAGCAGAATCAAAAGTTTTTTCATTTCTTTAGGTCTTGTAAGAAGATGTGCATTTTTTGCTGCTCTTCAATAATTTCTTCATCTAGCTGTTCAGCTTTTCTTTGAGATTCTGGTGTTGGAATGTTACGAACAACATCTCTCCGAGCGGAAAGCTTGTCAATTCTGGCATCAAACTTCTCCAAAATATCAAAAAGAAAAGATTTATTGCGCAGCTTGAGATACTCAACCCCAAGCTGCAACAACAAAGGAATGGCGTCTAAAATTTTCACGCTTTCTTGGAAAGAGCGTTAAAAATAACCTTTTCTTCTTGGCCGATTTCACAATCGCAAATATAGCCGCCAATGTGTCGGGCACAGTCTAGCGCCCAAATATAAGCGTCTGCGAAATAATGATCATAAGAAGCTTGATGCTCGCCTTTTTGACTATAAACTGAATACCACTTAATACCTGATTTCTTTTCCATGTTATTATTAGTTAGTTTTGCTCATTTTGATAAGAGAGTCATGAATCATGTGGCGTGTTTGCCAATCAATAATTCGACCATTATCATCTTTGGGAAGTTCTGACGTTACTTGCTCCAAGTCCAAGCCGAAGGCTGAACATAGAGCTTTAATTTTGCGCAAAACGCCGATTTCCTTGTATTTTAGAACTGCCCAACAGAGGTCAATCTGTTCTGGCTTGCTCTTTTCAATTGCCTTGGCAAGAATATTGCTCATGGTTTTTTTTACTTTTATTATTTGTTTGTGGTTTGTTATTGAGTGCCTAAGCACAAATTATAATACTACAGAAAGGATGCTTGTCAAGGTATTTTTGGACTCTTCTTTTGCTTTTTCTTTCCAAGAACGGAAGCAGTAGTCGCGAATTTCTGGGCATAAATATTGAGTTTTTTCCACTAATTCTTCCTCGCTACTAACCACGCAATAAGTAGGTACGTCATAACCAGACAAGGCAATGGTATTTTTACAACTATAGTCGAAAAAAGTAAGAACGTTATAATTGAGAGCTTCGTAAAATCGGTTAGCAAGACAGTTGTAGTTATTGTGGTTAACTTCGTCTTCAATATAGAGGCTAGTCTCGAAATTAGAGAGTCCTTCTTTTGACCAGTTGATTCGGTCAATGAAGGGGCCATTGACTCCAATTGTGTTAAATTTTTCACGGTTTTTTTGATGTGTTGAGACTTTTACGCGGCCTTTTAAATATTTACGGAATGAAGGTTCGCGATCTTTACGAAAAGAACCGTAATAAACGCAACCAGATTTTTCATTATTTGTTTCTTTTGGGTCAAAAATTAATGAATTTAAATTGATAAAGTGCCAATCGTCCACATACTTTTCTACGATTTTAGAGATGTCTGGACTGTGATTAGCGATAACTTCATAGCGGCGACCTTCTTTCACCGCCATCCACAAGGCGCGAGGCTCTCCAAGGTTGTATTCATTTGTGATATGAAAAAGCTTGGCTTCTGGACTGGCTTTTAGCCAAGCATAGTCAACATACGAATAGTGGCTCGCATGATTAAAGATGATTCGGTCATATCCACTCTTGATTTCGTCATTGACGGTTGGATAGCTCCAAACAAGATCAGCTTCATGACCGTTTTGAATTAAAAAATCCTTAATCTTTTTAGCGTTAAGCCAGTGAAGATTTTGAGGTTCTTTTATGGAACCTTTGTGAGAATCAATGAGCAAAAACTTCATTGCGGGAAGAATTCAATCGCCAAACGTCCAAGAGAATCTTCGATGTGAGCGTAACCCTCAAATATAAATCGGTCACTAATGACCAATGTTTTATAAATCTCAAAGGGAAACCTGCCACGATCAGGAACTTCAATATAATGCAATGTGTTTCCATCGTGACACATATTACAATTTTCAAATTCAATCTCCATCCAATCAAGGTGAGAGCGATTATTTGCGCCAATGATTTTAATTTTTCCAGTCATGTTATATCTTAATATGAGTATTTGAATATGTCAAGGTCTTTTTCAAAGATTTTTTCAATTATCTTTTTGGTTTTAGAATTGTAATAATTTTTATAATCTGTTCTGTTGGAGGAATTGCTGTGAGGAATGTCGGCAGTAATATGTTTAATTTGACACAAATCGAGCATTTCTTGAAAATCATTTTTTAAATTCTCAAATCTGAGAATAAAATTTGGCTTGAATGCGCCATCAAACCACTCTGTTTGCTGATGAATTGCAATAAAATCTTTATTATTATTTGAATGATTTTCTTTCATTATGTCGCAAAAATCTTTGAAAGAAATATCGTTTGATTCTTCATATAATGTCCCAAGGCGATTTTCTTTGGCGAATTGAAACATGGAAACGGCTCTATCAAATGGATTCCTCACAACAGCAAAGGACATGTAATTTTTCACCATGCTTCCAAAAATTCCATAGATTTCGTCTGGCTTTGCATGAGTTGGAGAAAACCAATTCTTATATAGTTTTTTCTTGAACAAGGCATCAATAAATATTTTCTCATGTTTTTTGATGAGATTATGCTCACCAAGATGTGAATAAATGGAAGTGCTGGCATTTTTAGGAACACGAACAAAAATCATGCTCCAAATCCATTTATGAGAACATGGAGAAAGTTCTAGCATTTTGGCCAAACTTTAAATTTTAAGTTTTCAAAAATGTCTGAAAATTTAATGATTGAGATTTCGTCTTTGCGCCCTTTTCTTTGGTAAATTTTATAAAGAGCGTCTCTTGAGCAATCTACCCTGCTATTTTGATCAACGATTTTCATGCACAGTTTCCATAGGCAGGGGCGACTTACTAAAATAAAGTCGTTCTCTCGCTCAAAAGCAATGTATTGCGCTGCTCCAACAAGCCATCCACCATTACCAGCCACATTCAAAAACTCAACCCAAATCAAATCGTTATTTGTTTCTTCGTCCGTTCTTTTGATTTTTTTGCTTGCTTTAATGTCTATGGAATAAGTGGGATAATTCTCTTTTGAAAGAAACACATCAACGTGGGCGAGTTGTTGTTTGCGATCAGCTTTAATTGCTTTCCACCCTTGTTTTTCTGCGATTGAAATGAATAAAGCTTCTGCATCATGTCCTTTTTCTGAACACTCTCCTGTTCTGTCAAACCGATTACGGTATCTCATGATATGCGAAGTCTCTTATAAATTGAAAATTAAATACTTTTTGCGCTAGAGCGACAAAAGGTTGTTTTTTATGTTTGCGGCGAATATTGCCAGCGATGTATTTTACACCGTACTTTTGTTTAAGCAACTGATAAATATCATAAGAAGCGTTCTGAAAAAGATTCTTGTTAAAGTTTCTTGACGCAGCAAATACAAATTCGCATATTTTTTCATCTTTATTGAACTCTTTTGGAATTTCTAGAGTCTGTAAAAAAAAATCAAATGCTATAAAAAATATTAATGAATTATTTTGTGAAGCGTAAAATATTTTTGTTTTTTCTATTAAGAATTTGAAATACTCTTCGTGTTTAGCGTTTAACTCGGAAAGGGTTCTGCATTTAAAATCTATGGGTTTTGATCGCTGCAAGAAATCTTGAAAGAGGGTTTTGAGTTCTTCGATTTGTTGCGCGTCTCCTAAAAATTCGTGTAATTTATAGTTTAAACCGTTATTATTTTTAACCATGCCCATTAACAATAAAGTTTCTAAAGATTTGCTTGATTTGGAGCCGACAGCAGTTTTAGAATTTTATAAAATCTACTATGATACGGTGAACGAGCCAGACTCTTTCTTTCCGTTTCATCCTTGCTCGAATGGGCTTTTGGGCAAAATAGTATTGAATGGAATATCCTATGTGCCGTTAGCTGTTGAGGTTGAAGATTTTGAATCAAATATCTTAAACAGGATTAGTCGCCCAAGAATCAGGATCAGTAACGATCAGTTGGTTATCAGTCAAATTCTTCGGAGAAAGAATGATTTTAAATTTGCAAAGCTTGAGAGAGTAAAAATTTTTGTTAAATACATTGACGATGTGAATTTTGAAGGCGGCATAAATCCTTATGGCGTTGCCGATCCAAACTCTGAAATTTCCCGCGACACTTATGTTGTTTCTCAAAAGACACAGGAAAACAAGTCATTGGTTGAATTTGAGCTAACTGCGCCGTTTGATTTGGAAAATTTTACCATTCCTGGCCGTTTAATCATGGGAAGGTATTGCTATTGGCAGTATAGAGGATTGGGATGTCACTATTTCGGCCCTCCTGTTTGTCAAGAAAACGACTCTCAGTTCACTTATGTCCCAACAGGAACTTTCAACTTTCAAAGTTCAAATAACGAATGGAGATATGGGGCTTATTATGGAGCAGGCGCTATAGTGTATATCTCAACTCAAAAAGACCCGTTCAAGACTTGGTATATTTGTAACGAAGCTCATTTGGCGTCTGAGAATAACATGCCTGGATTAGATAATGCTCCTTGGGAAAAGGATGGTTGTTCAAAATCCATTGGAGCTTGCAAAAAAAGATTTTACGAACCCTCTATTTCATACAGTGGAATATCAGGCTCTTCAACAATAACTGGTTCTGTTTATAATCCTGTGCCAAGTGCTCAAACAGCCAACTTGTCTTCGTTTTATTTGCCTTTTGGCGGGTTTCCAGCAACAGATAATTATCAATATGGACAATCTTACGGTAAAAAATAAAAGCTTTAAGAAGATTTTGGCTTTTATTCAAGAACATTGTGAAAGATATTTTGCGGTAGAATGCTGTGGTTTTATTGGTAAAAATGGGAAAGATTATGTGGTTCAATTTGTGCAAAACAGATCACCAAGACCAAATGATTTTTTTTGCGTTGATCCTCTTGATTATTTAAAATTCAAAAGCGAAAATGAATTTGTTTCCTTGCTTCATTCTCACATTAATGGAGATGAGTCTTTCTCTGAAACAGATAAGGCTAATTCTGAAGCAACATGTTTGCCATCTATTGTTTACTCGTTAAATACAAAGAAATTCGCTATTTATGAGCCAAAAACTCATGAAGTAGATGTAATTACTCTTAATAAGGTAAAAGGCTATCTATGACAGAAATTCATTTACATGGTATTTTAGGGCAAAAATATGGGAAATTGCATAAATTTGCAATCAAAAACCCTCAAGATGTGGTGCGGGCACTAGAGGCGAACCATGAAAACTTCACAAAAGACCTGAAAGACTTGTTAAAAAATAACATTATTTATTCTATTGTTGCTGATAATCAGTGGATTCGCGGCGGTCTTCACAGTAAACAACAAAAAATTAAGAAAATAGATTTTGTGCCGACAATTTTAGGTTCTGGGCCAGTTGGGTTTGCAGTGGCTTCCGTAGTTATTTCTGTGGCTGCGGCAGTTTATTCCTATGTTCAAGCGGGGAAACAACAGTATCCTCAAATTCCTGGAGCGGAGGGAACCACTTCTGCATCCTCTAAATCCCTCTCGTTCTCTAATCGAGAAAATCTCGCTGAACAAGGCAATCCAGTGCCACTAGCCTATGGAAGAATAAAAGTTGGCTCTTATGTTGTGCAGAGCACAATTAAATCTTTCCCACTTACTCTTACTTTAACAGACGAATTTTTAAACTCAACATCTAAAAAATCTGGAAACCAAGTGGCTATTGTTGATGCTCCAGATTCAGTCCTAAGTAATCCAACATTCTCATGAATCATTTTTCTAAAAAATATATTAATGGTATTGTTGGAGCGGGCGGAGGCGGAGGCGGCTCCTCGTCTCCTCCACCTCCACCAACATTAAAACCGCCGAAGCTTGGCGATTTGCAAGCTGTATCTTCTTATGATTATTCTGAGAGTATTGATTTGATTTCCGATGGCGAAATTGATGGATTTGTTGATCCAAAAGGTAGATATGTGGAAAACATTAGATTATTTGAGAGCGTTTATTTAGAAGATGTCGTTGTGCGACAATCGGTTGACGAAAGCTCTTCAGAGATTAAGTTTGAGTATGATTTGAGCTTTATCCAAACAGCGCTTGATAACAGATTTTATAATAATGGAAGTTTTGTGGAAACTTCGATTAGCGACCTCTCTTCCTTTTCGGCGAACAATGGCGCTGGAATATCTTGTTCTTTCTTATCTTCTAAAAATGATATTGCAAGTTCTATTTTCGCAACTTTGTCAAAAATTAATAGCGATTACACTTTAAGCTCTTCTAATAAAGACTCTGATATTTTTAAGCAACTGAGAATTTTAAATTCGCAATTTAATTTTTTATCAGAAAGAGAAGTGCAAACCTATCTCTTGCCAGACTATCCAGACAATTTAGTTGATGAGTATCCTTTTGTTTCTCTCAAGGTTTCTTTTGAAGTTCAATTAGATTCTAGCTACGTTTTTTCCATTGATGATTT